TGTTCCCGCTGCCCGTATCCCAGGATAGTTCGCCCGGTCGTTGGGATCCCCATCGATGATTTTCTGTGCCAGTCGCACCAAACCCGTATAGTGCGTGTAGTCTGCGGTGATCACCTCACTGGCAACTAGGGCTGGGGTGAAGTTGATTTGGCCGGAAGCAAGGTTCACGTAGTAATCGATTTCTGGAACCAGAACCCCACGGATGCTACTGGTCAGAACGAACGCAGCACCCTCCTTCACCGGCTTCTCATCCAGTTTCAGCTTTTCCTCACCACCCACCGCTGAATTTGGCGGGGGACCGGTCAACCCGTTCGTTACATTCTCCCCCGTTACCGGAGTTGTGGTCTGCGCAGACCCAGTGCCGTCATCGATATACAACGTGGTGTACCCGCGATTAATGGCATCCTCCACAGCTTTGGAAAACTTGATAACCGCGCCGGTATCCGGATCCGTGATGTCCAGAACCGCAAACTCCTGTGCCTGTACAGTGCTCCGGGCCAAAGTCTGGATAAATGTGATGATGCGATTCCGAAAGGCATCATCTGTTTCTTTGTTGTTCCCGTATGAAAACTTAGTTGGGTTCGTGACACCATCGACTCCCGGCGGTTTGGCATCAAATTTGATCAGCGTCCCAGCAACCACATTCCCATCCGCGCTTGCCCGGTCAGCCACTGCCGGAACTAGCCCGGAATTTTGCCCCACAACCGCCCCTGGTAGGATTGCGGGACTGACTGCCGTGATGGACCCAGCCGCAGTTGTAACCACCACGATGCCACCGGCTGTCTTCACCCTGGTACCAACGGGAATTACCACAGTCCCCGTGACACCAACCCGGTAGAAAACAAGATTTCCAGCCGACTTTGTGGCTGGGTTACGATAGATCACTGAAGGCGAAATCTCCGCTGCCCGCTCATCTAAATCATCACCGGACGCATCGAAAAGTGAGAACAGCTGTTTGAGCAGAATCATCTGGTAATACTGCTCATCATCGGATCTCGCCGCCGCTGACAGAACGTGCTTCACTGTGGAGGTATCGGACACATCACTAAGTCTGGATCGCGTGACAACCTTTGCGATCATCTTCGTTAATATCTGCTCATGTCTTTTTGCCGTAAATCTGGGCATTCGTTACTCCTACAACTCGACAGCCACCGGACGTGGATCCGGAAACCCTCTTACCACCGCATCCAACTCAGTGATGAACTTATCATCCTCCTGGGTGAAATCGATGTTGAGCACATTCATAATTCGTGGGTCAGTGATGATCGATTCCGCTATTCTGAATCGCGCATACTCCAGTTCCAGAGCATCAAAGGTCATACCTATAATTCTGCGCAAACCCAAACCCCGGTACATGATGTCTGTTCCCCGCTCAATGGACAATCGGAGCAACACCACCTGTTCCATATTTGCCATTCCAGAAACCACAACCGCATCGGTGCTGCCCAGTTCCGTGTTCACGGGAATATCGTAGAAAATAGTTGAATCCGTTTTTCCAGAACCTACCGCCTCCAGCTTAAAATCAGATCCCAGAAGCTGTGCCTCCACACCTTCATCCAGGGAAGCTCCCAACACCGGAAGGAGAGGCAGATCCAAAGTAGACTGCGCATAGCTGGGGATCACGATGTAGCTACCTACCCCCAGAGCTTCGCCAAATGGTTGCTCATCCGCATTAGAATTGGTTAAAGGTACCGCAGCCATGCGATCCACAAAAGGCGGCTTGAGCCCATTAATGATGGCTATGTATTGCCAAAGCCTTGCGTCATCCATGTACTTGGCAGCCAAAGACAGAAGCGTGTCACCGTCTTCAATCGGGACCACCCGCCCACTCCGGAATTTAACGATTTCACCCCCGACAGTTATCTCCCCGTCCATCGACTCCACATCACCACTGGTGAGCCCCGTCCCCAAGTCGTTCACCTCATCGAAAGACGTGGGTGTCGGGAAATTATCCGGGTTCAGTTCCCCACCAATATTTTCGGCAATTCCTTCTCTTACGGTTGGTGTTGGTTTCCCCAAACCAGCCGCTCTCCGGGCCGCCAAAAAAGACAGCCGGGCACTTTGCTGCTCTCGAATTTTGCGAATAGATTCTTCCGCCGGGGTTTCCCAGGTAGACGGATTTGTCCCCAGAATCTCACAGGCGTCTTCCAGTGTCCGTATTTTCTGGAGAACATTTTCTGGAAAAGCCTCAATCTCATTCTCCAGATCTTTCCCAGAACTTACCAGGTTGGTTGCCTCACTGATCAGCTCAATGGTCGATTCCAAAGTGGAATAGGGGAGCTGTATCAATTCGGTCGTACCATCCACGAAATCAGTGGCCGCACGGATAATGTTCGTTACACCGTCCAGAATCACATTTATATTTTTGATCGTATTTTTGATGTTCGCCTGAAGTGCTGTGAGATCCCTCACCGCACCCGCAGCCAGATCAAGCCCCTTCTTTGCCATCCGGAGCCCGTCCTTCATTTTATCTATCCAGGATTTGTCCGGAGAGAAATCCTTTTTCACCAAGGTGGCCTTTTCAACCACCAAAAGCTCAATGTTGTAGTTGTACAAAAACCGCTTATCCACATTTCGTTCCAGAGTGAATTTCGTAGGCACGACAATCCAAGCTTCTTCATCCCGTGGATTATGGAATTTCAAAACGGTCCCCTCAGAAGTTGCCGGGTCTCGTTTCAAATCCGCGTAGGTTCTAAAAACCGCATCCTGTAGATACTGAAAATGCCGTTGTCCAGAAAGTGCGGTAGTGATTGTCTTTGGTAGCGCACGGCTGAAGGAAGACTCCACACCGGTTAGAAACATCGCTGGTACGAACCCACCTTTTGCCCCAATGTTCTTTACTTCCCGGGGTGCGAACCCAGTGTGCCCCTGTATGCGGATTATCCGCTCCACAATCCCATTTTCCTCAACGTACAACCCCCCGCCCTGCGTCTTAGTGGATTCCACTGCAAAGGGCTCTTCCAAGGTATAATTGGTTGGCGGAATGATCAGCGGGAAAAGATAACTGGTATCCCCGATCAAACTTGCGGAAGCCGGTACATCCAGCTCAAAAAAGTACAGTAAGCGTTTCAGAAAATTGGAATCCCGCGCTGTTTTCTGCCGGGCTCTTTCTTTCGCAAATGCTATGGGACTGATAGTCATTCTTCCTCAGGTTATTGTTTGGGGACCAATACCCCCGGGAATTGGCGTATACACAGCGATACCACCCGACTGGGCTCCATGGATCACCGCCGCAATTGCGTCCATCGAAGGATCCTTGTCCACAGACCCACTGGTATTCGCCAGAAATACTGCCTCCAGACCGGCCTGAAGGGTGCCCAAACCGACCGGCGGGGTGATTGAGAGTGAGCCCGGCCATGCAACTGCAAACGGAAGGGCACCCCAGAAGGCTGTTATAGCCGCTGTGAGAGCCGCAGCCGCAGCCATGGACAATCCAGTGCCCGCCCCTATGAAAGCCGCTTCTGCGGGCTCTATGGCGACCGGAACGATGGGTGCCGGGCCTGCCTGTGCATCCTCAAAGTACGTGGAAAACGCCCCTGCCCAGTCAGCCAACGATGGTGCCTCCTGGTCGTAGAGGTCCAAAGCCTTCAGCTCATCGCCTAAAGTAGCTGCCAACAGCGTCATATCAGGAACCTCTACGAATTGTTTGGTATAGTCAACTTCTGAGAATTGATCGCGTCATCCCAGTCTGGGAACTCAAGATCCGGGGTTCCAGTCGGGCCTGTCCCGGACGGGTGCTTGTGATTCTTGAAAGCATCTGCAATGCCTGTGACCGCAGTTTCATACAAAGTCTGGATATGGTCTGCGATGGCTACCGACGCAGCTCCATCACCCAGGGTCATCTTCGCATTGTCCCCATCATCCTCAATCACCATTCGCGTGATCTCCGCTGGGTTCTCCGGATCAACCATATCGTAGAAGACCACAGAGTGCACAGAGCCCTTGGGTAGCTTCATCCGCAGGTTACCATTCGCCCCATCCTGCTTGGGCGCGGGCTCCTTTCCGTCTTCCTCCAGAGCACCCCCATGCGCGTGCGTAGTGTTGATTTCGTAATCCCCATCCTGCGTGGTCCCGTGAAAAACACCGTTGTGCTTAATAAAGTCCGGGCTCCCGTCCGCCAACTTGAGCTTCATCCGCTTACCGGACTCCATGCTTTCGTTCCCAATATCCAACGACGGATGCGGGAGAGCCCCAACGATAATAGGTTCCATCGGGTTGTTGTTGAGATAGGTAATCACCACATGATCCCCATCGAACGCTCCGATGTTCGCACCCGCACTCCGATCCAGTTGACCCAGGATGTTCTTGGACGTGGCTTTCGGTTTCCAGACTTTACCGCTGTGCATCCCACCCCACGGCTGCGACACCAGCACTTTGGAAAGCGGAAACCACCGATCTCCAGGGAGACTGGTGTACACCACAACATCGCAATAGACCGCAATGGGGGGACTGGAATCCTGCCCCGACCGGGGATGCCCGTCCGAATCTGTGACATACGTGGCTGTGACCACCCCGCGCATATGCAGACCATTCATCGACTGTCTTCCCGGTATCCGGGAAGTGAGGGGAACACCGGCCTGTATCCGGGTACCCCGTCCCATTACTCTGGATCCTGCCATACCGATCTCCCTATGCTTCCCCGGGATCCACCGGGACTTCCTCATCCTGTACTTGCGGAATGGTGTACTTGGTTACCATTTGGTTCAGGGTCCGCCGGTAGCTATCGTCATCACCACGCCAACCCCGGGTCACACCCAGAACCGTTTGCGTGGGGGTTCCAAACTGCCAATTGTTGGACACCGATTCCACGTAATAAATCTCATCCTTCAGCTGTTCCGTCCGACTTATCGAAGCCCCGGGAATAATCACCCGGTTTCCAATATGGATCTCCGGATGCCCGCGTCCCAGGGTAATCGTTCCAGAAAGAAAATACGGATTGAGACAATACCAATCCCGAATCAAATGCCGTTGTTGCTCTGCCATGAGCCCGGCATTTATATTCTTTGCAGAAGGCGCACAGCTGGACTGTACATCCATCCGACGCAACCCATGGAGTTTCACATCCTCCAAATCAATCAGTGGGGAGAGAAGGGTGAGAGCTTCGGATCCCATTTCCTCCTGGAGAATCAAACTGGCAACATAGAAGGCATTGAACCGCTCTATTCCAGACCTACCGACATCGGCTGTCAGTACATCCTGCCTTTTTATTTCGATGAGCGGGACAATACCCTCATAGTAATCCGGTAGCATTTGTTGGGTAGTTCTGGAAATGGGGAATGGTTTGTCCCGAACCGTAACAGTCATCTTCGTGTCTTTGGGCTCCATCGCTGTACGGTTAGCAATCTCCGCCCCATACGGATTTCCATGTGGTTGCAAATCGGCATAGACTTCACAGAACAAAGGATCCGAATGTTGGACTGCCAAGTCCCACAGGGTGCCGTTCGGTTGCAGATAATTTTTGTTGAAATTTATCCGCTCCGGAACATTCCGGAAGCCCCCCGAACTGAAGTTAACGCTGGGTATGAAACTGTCCTTGATAATCCCGGGCATACCCCTGGGTGGATTCCAATTCGGACCCGCCTGTTGGGAACTCTGTTCCAGAAAACTTTTCAGATAAGCTTCCACCGCTTGTGCGGGATTGCCCAGCACGCCTGGGATACCGTTGAACACCTCAATTGCGACCGCCTGGGAGATGATGTCGTTGGTTGCCAGTGGCGAAAACCACACAGGCGTAGTCTCCCAGATTTTACCGAAATCTCTGCCGGTCAAGGTGAAGCTCTCCATCGTAGCCCCATGACCGCCCACAGCTTTTGTGCTCCGAATCTCATCCAGAAGACCGCGCATCACATGGTACGGTCGGTTGTGTTCCAGAAACTCAATGTCCACCCAGTCATCATCCTCCAGACGATCCAATAACGATTCTGCCACCGCAGATGGTTTCAACTGGATTGAGAAACTTCCGGATGCGGATCCCATGTCCTTACTGGTGTTCACCCCTATCACACTGGGTGCGTCATCGCTGCGCTTCCTCCCGTCCAGTGGAAATGTTCCGCCTATCGGGAAAGCTACTACCGGGTCAATCCCGTGCTGGTAGATGGTCACTCGCACCCCGGAATGGGTAGACTCCTGGAACCCCGGTTTGTACTTGCCTGAAGATGCTGTCATGCGATCAACCCCCCTTTCCGGGGATAGCATTCGATGGGGAACCACCGCTAAACATGCTCACAGCAAAATCCAAAATACCCCCCGCACTGGCAACCCTTTCTGTGAAATTCTCCGCAGTGGCCGCCACGCCTTCAATGGATTTCGTCAAATTCGCCAGTCCTTCACTTGACAAATTTTTGAAAGCGTTATTCGTGGACAACGCCGCTTTTTCCAGACTTTGGACAGTATCAGCCATCGCCACACCCAAAGTTATTTGCTTGTTTTCGATCCCGGCCTGGGTCGCAGCCGCTCCCCCGCGCCCAGACACCATGCCGCCCGCTTCTGCCAGAAATCGCTCACGACTGCTCCCCTTGCGGGCTTCCCGTGATCCAGTGGCACGTTGTTGTGCTGCCATAGTCTGATACTTCTGCTCTTCTGCGGTAAGGGCTTCCCCCTGGAGGGTCTTACCCAGAACAGCCATCTCCCGTGCACCTGTCTGTATCCCGCGCTCTGACAGGAACCTCCTTAGTAGCTGCCGACCACCGGCCTTATCGGATCCGGTCATGCTCATGATGCGTTTGAACATGCCACCCATCTTGGAACCAGCGGAAGCCGCCCCGCTGATTCCCTTGGAGCCTAGCTGCCCCTGCATATCCTCCATCTGGATAAGTGCCCGTTCGTATTCTGCGGAACCGCCGCCGCGAAAGCCCCCCATCATCTGCATCGCCAGAAGATCACCACCACCCTGCGGACCCTTGGCACCAATCCCTTGCACGTATTTCTGGAAACCGCCCGCTATCCCGGCGGCCCGTGGCCCCATGATCCCGGCCTTGCTCAACTCCATGCCCATGCTGGAAATCGATTCCTTATTGAACGGAATGCCTGTCTGTTGAAATTGCTGAATACCTTGTGCAACTTGCTGCATGTACGTGTTGAGGTCTGAACCAGTGAGGCCCATTTCCAGACCTTCCACAATCGCCTCCCGCATAGCGTCCCCGCTACGTCCGACTATCTCCCCGCCCTCCCTTGTGCGCGTGCCCCCAACCAACCCACCTGTCCGACCACCGCGCAGAAACGCCCCGGAGACATCTGCCCCCAAACCATACATGGTCTTTGCCGCAAAAGCCGTTGGCATAATTCCAGACTTTTTGGCCTCACCGATGAAACCACCACCGGACTCCATCACCTGCATCGCCTCCTGGAGAGCTTGCTGCTTATTGATCCCACGAAGCTGGAGCCCCAAGGCACCCATGCCACCAAACCCGACATTCCTACCCTTGCGCCTTTTTTGGGCCGCCTTCCGCTGCGCTTTCGTGAGTTTGGCTTTCGTTTTATTGGTTGCCTCATAATCCTGACCAGCTACTTGCTCATCGGTCCCAGGCAGCATGTACCCCCCAGCATCTGGGAACATTCCCGGTCCCGGAATTCCCCCTTCGACTATCGGAGCCGGGGGAACCCAGTCCGAAAGATCATCATCCGGGCTTATCCAATCCCCTACGGATTTGACCATGCCCGACCACGCTTGCTGTATCACTTCTGCTTGGATAGCTTCCGGTCCCATTTTAGCTGCCAGTTCAAATCGCTTTGCTGCGTCCGCTTCTTCTTTTTTCGCTGCGGTTTTTCTCGCCTTTTTCTGGACCCGGTATTTGGCCGCATCAATCTCACTGGAACGCTGGGCTTCATCCGCTGCAATCGCCTCTCGCATCTTCCGGGCTCTCCTTGCCGCTTTCTTTGCGGAAGGATCCGCGTAGGAACCGCCAACGAATCGACCAGCCTCCAATTGGGTCTTTTTGTAGGATATGCCTTGTCCCGCGTAACCCGCTGTTGCCTGCAACTGCCCAGCCAGAATTCCGCCAACACCGGGGATTGCAGATAGGGTCTTTGCCAACCCGCCCACGCCTGTGAACGCCGCACCTGCCCCCATAGCTCCGGAGATGCCCTTACCGACAGCCATACCCGCCAACTGCCTGCCCATACCCGGGCCGCGCTGGAGGAAGGCTGCGGGCATCTGTAGACCCCCCTGTGCAAGACCCTGAACGAAGGCTCCCTTCCGCTGTTGTGCAATCCTTTGCTGCGCTGCTTCCTCCCGCCTTCGCATGGTCTCCGCTTGCGCCTGTGCGCGTCTCTGATCCCTTGCCGCGCTGGATGCTGCGCGTTTTCGGTCTTCTTCCGCTTTGTTTGCTGACTCCCGCTGTTTAGAAAAAGCCCGCTCCAGTGTGCCGATAGTCCGCTGGGCCATCCCAGCTTCTTTCGTGACTGCCTTCAACTGCTCTTCAATGAGTTTGTAGGCACTTCCGCCCTTATCTTTCATCTTGAGCATGTGATCGGTGAGTTTGGATTGTGTCTTACCCAAAGTCTGGAGATTCTTTTCCATCGAAGCGATGTGCTTCTTCGATTCAGCAAAGCTCATGTTCTGGGCATTCAACCCTTTTTGAGCTTCCTTCGTGAATTTCGCTGTGTCCCTTTGGGCCTTATCGAAGCCTTTCGTTTTCGCTTCGATCTCCAATCTGGTTTTATAATCTTTGGGCATCGCTTCCTCTATTCATCCAAGTCTGGAATCTTGCCTTCTGCTATTTCCCGCTCCCACTTATCGATCAGTGGATCCCCAGTGAAATTGTCATCACCCAGGATCTTATTTATCGCTGTCAACTGTCGCATAAGGAATTGCGCCTCTTTCGCAGTCGCTTCTTCCAATCGGTATTCCAACTCTTCTTTTTTAGCGATGAAATCTTCATACATCTCCAGGGTCAACTCCGCCTGGCTTTGCTCCATGAAAAGTGCATGGTTCGGTGGAAGGTTGTACTTGCCCGACCACCATCTCCGCAGATGCGAAGCTCCTGATTTGGTATTCTGTTTTGCCTGTGCCAGCAATCTATCCCCGTCCGAGAAATATGGCCTCATGCAAGGCCACCTCCTGATAAATTTCCTGAAGTAACTCAACATCATTGAGAGACATCAAATCGTTCGCCCATGTCGGACGCTCCAGTAGACTGAAGGAAAGGTGAGCCACCATGAGATTTATTTCGACAGTCAGTGCGTCCAGTGCCTCCATCGGCAACCCCGCACTCAACCGCGCTCGCATAATCCCCCGCTTCGCCTGAGTGCGGATGTCCAACACCTGGTTTAGAAATTTCCCTTTCCAGACTTTTCCCCTCCCATCGGTCCAGTTTAGTTCAAACGGGTATTCCCGCTTAGACCGGGGATCATCCTCCATCGCAGGGTCTTCCTTCTTCGTTTTCTCATCCATTTCGGATTCGATTTCTTCTTTCAAAGCATCGGTGTTGTCTGGAACTTCCGGTATTTCCGGGACCAAATGATCCGGATGCAACCGCTTCTCTAAAGCCGTTTTTTCTTCTGACATTTCGCTCTCCTTTGTTTGCGCCTGGGAACGAACCTGCCAGATTTTAAAAATTAAGGGAAGCTCTCAGAAAATAGATGGGCTCCCGGCCTATTGTGGGGGGCAATGTTTGGCCGGGAGCCCGGAGCCCCGTCCGAAAGGACGGGAATACAAGGGGAAGATGAAACGAACTCAAGGAGAAGCGATTAAGTCACTTCGGATTCGTCAAGGATCCGAATGCAGACAAATTCCACATCCTCCCCTGTAATTCCCCGTGCATCGATGCTTATGTTGTGGCTTGCGATCTTCACTTGCTGGACAGTCGCAATCAGCTTTCCGGTCTTCGTGTCTTCGATGGTCGCTGTCAGATCCCCGGCAAGCAAAATGTTCTCCAAATGCTCTTGCACATTTCCGCCAACGCCTGGAAAGAGACCCATGCTTTTCAAGGTTTCCCCAACGATCCGAAACATGCCAGCGGTGAATGTGCACGAATACCCCACGGGTACGAATTCCTCAATCTCTACGTTGTCCAAAACTTCCACTGGTTCGTAAGAAATTTGCTCGCCCAAACTCACGTTTCGTGCATAGCCCACTTTGGTCCCGTTGATGGAAAACCGGGCTCGCGCACCTGTTAACAATTTGCCTTTTTCGGCCATCGTATTACCTCACTTTTACGCAGCACTCTGGTTGATAGTCACCAGATGTATCGTGTTACGGACGAAATTAATTGGGATGATCGGAGCGACTTCTACACTGACCTCTAAAATGTCCACGATCAGTTCAATGTCCAGACTTCTCCATCCGGTCAGGATAATGGCATCCGTGAGCAATGCCAGCGTACCGATAGCGACACCCTTCGCCGCATTCACCGTCCCGGCAAACCCACGCCGCCCAACGGCAAATTCCATGTTGGTGCGGAAGTTAAAGGCAACAAAATTTGCCGCCTCATTAACACTCGCTTCTACCGACGAAATCACGTTGGAAGACAGATGCGTGGTGATGTTCCGGACCACCCTTCGCCCAACACCTTCGATGGTCTCACCGAAACAGAGCCCGGCCTGGATCATCTCTTCCGCGTCATCCGTTGGATTCCAACTGGAATGCTGCCTCAGGTTGAGCGTGTTCATGTACTTGAACGTAAGCGACGTTCCCACCGGGGATCCCGCCTGCATTCCCGCGTAAATGGCCGCCTCATAGAACGGGGGAAACTCTTCCCGTTCCCCGGATGTGTTGAACCTCTCCACCATCTGCGCAGCCACCCGGACGTGTCTGGTGTTGAGGTCCACAATCTGGGCCTTAACCTCATCCTTCGTGGCAACATCATCCATGAGCGTGTTCATCACACCCACGCAGGCGTCCCGCTCACTCCGACCAATGCCACCCATGTACGCGCAGTGCGCATCCACAGCCGCGTGTACCGCCGGATCCGCAGTCATGGGTACGATGGTATTGATTCGGACCTTCTTGAGTAAGTTGAGCGCATCCTGCCAATCCTGGAAGGTTGTGGTCCCCTCGCTGCCACCAGCCAAAAACACCGGAGCAGTTGTGTTGGTTGGGGCTCCGCCAACCGCGCCGGTCGCTTTCGCACCAGATACCAATGCACTGCTATTGTTCAACCAGTTGGTGAGAGCCCAGAGATCCGCATAAAAGTCTGGATTCGCAGGATCCAGACAATCCACCGGACCACCGGCTCCCGTGGTCACATCCAAATTGGCTGGGTTGAATGTGGTGAGCCCCGTTTGCAATGCGCAGACAAAGCCGCCAGCACCGGCCACGTACTTGCCGTTGAAGTGGTCGGACACTTTCTGGAGTGTGTTCTGGTTAGCACCCGTGGACCGGGCCGCTTCCGCCGCAAGCGTATCCGTCTTCCCCGTGGCCGCATGGCAGGAGACAAATGTAATCTCCGACCAGTCCCCCACGCTCACCACCGTGGTCACAGCATCGATCATACTAATCAACTCTGCCTGATACGCCCCCGTGGGAGAGTATCCATGTAGGACCAGAGCGTGAGGGGCTGTGTCATCCGAAGTACAACTGATCTTCCCACCGGCCACGTACATGGCTTCCGCATCCGTGAGACCCAGAGTGGGATTCGTTCCAGGAAGGATAGTCGCTTGGACACCCACGGACACGTCCGATATTTCCACGCTGCCCAAGGTAGTGCCTTGCACACGGGCTGCGTAGATGCCATCCCAAAGGACCACCCCCTGGGCAACGCCAGCAACCAGGGTAAGTGTCTCCCTTGTCAGGGTAGTCCCCACCACCCCGTAGAGTGTGACCAATTGGCCATCATCAGCGGGATTCGTGCTTTCCAACTCAGCCGCTTCCCCCCCTGTCCAACTGGCTACCACTTCCGCTTCATTGGTAGGCATCGCCACAGTAGCTTTGCAGGAGACATTCCCACCATCTTCGACTTCCGCTGTCATGGTGTCCCAGCCCGTCCCCGGGTTGGTGTACTTGAGTTTGAACATCGAATCCCCACCCAAGTCATCCACGCTCTCAACCACATCTTCAAACTGGAGAGAAAGGAGTTTGCCCTTGCTGGTACCGGCCCCAATGGAACCGGTTATCTGACTGGTGAATGCCCCGTAGTCCTTGGAAGTCATTTCCAGACAATCCCCGTAGGCATTCGGAAAGGCCGCCACACTCTGGGTTGCCGGGTTCACCTTCATCGCAACCACTTCCACAGCTCCACCCAGGATATTCGGATCCTTGGAAGGCGCAAACAGGATGGGCATCACCTCCCGGAGATGACCGCTACGAAAAGTCTCATTCCCCTTCTCCGGTTTATTGATGCGGATGAAATCTTTGGTCTCAGTGATTTCCGAAACAGGCTTACCGCCTTCCGCAGTCCCAATTGCCGCCACGATTCCAGAAGCACCCAAACCGACCGCTTCCAGTCCGGACGCATCGACTACGGAATACGACCCAGGAACACTGATCGTTCTGCCGTTGAAAAAAATTGTACTCGCCATGTCTTTTCTCCCTAGTTAATGGGTCTCTTCATAAATTTCTGGAACTCGCTGCGCCACTGTTTAATGGCCATTGGTCCCAATTTGTTCTTCTTCGCATGGAACTTGAACCCGGCAGTCTGATCTACTTTCGCAGTTCCGGCTGCCAGAAACACAACCAGGGGAACCAGGGGAGCATCATCTTTGGGCTTCTCTGTCTTCTTGATTTCCTCCTTGGTTTCTTCCTTATTGTCCCCATCCGTAATTTCTGAATCCCCGTAACCATCTGGGTTATCCGACTTATCCGTGTTTTCCAGGATGACCGAATCTTCCGGTTTCTCAATCTGATTTTTTCTTTTCTTAGAACTCATCATCTTCTCCCGGTCTGTACGTTGTCACACCGTCGTTTATGTCACCAACATCGTTGGGACTCCCTGATCTGTCAAGGTGTATTCCAGAGACTTGGAACGCTTTGAACAAACGCGAATTCTTATCGATAATCTGGAATTCACGATCTGTTTTGAAAGTTATCCGCCTGGCAAATAAATGCTCTGGCAAATATTTGGGATCTGGGGCCAAATCACCGCCCGACATCTCGAACTCAAAAGCCCCCTCATCCGACAGGATGCGGAGCCCGGCCAATAGAATGTATTTCGCTATTTCGTAATAATAGGCAGTCACATCCGGATGTTCTGTGTAGATCAAAATTTCGTAGGCGTGTGTCCAAATAGCTGTTTCGATGTCCGCCCCGTACAACGGATCTTCTATGTCCGTTATCATGCCCCCGTCATCTGCCAAAAACTGTAACGACTCCACCTCATTGCTCAAGGTGATTGCGTACAATGGAAAGTTGCTGTCCACCCGCGCAAACCCATTGATAACTTCCGGGGGATGCGTAGCAAAGAAGGTTTTAATCGAATCCACTTCTGCCTTAGCCAACGCATAATTGGCCAGAAACAAATCATCCAGAAGAGAAGGATCCGCCAACATCTTCGCCACGCCCTCAGTAAGTAATTGATGCAGGTATCGATGAATCATGTGTTCTCCTTAAAAAATGCCTCAACAGCCATTGGAGCAATTTTGGCCACAAACGTGCTGACCTTTTCCAGATAATGCTCACCAATTATCTGCTTCCGAATCCAGCCCTCCCGGACATTAGTTGAGATAGTCCGGAAAGTTGTGTACTGATTCTGCGTAACCTTTTTGTAAGTCTTCTTCTGCCTGATCATCCCTTTGTAGATATCCGACTTATGGTGCGGCTTCAGCAATGGAATATTCATGCCCTTTGCGAGCCCCCCATGAATCTGACTGGTATCCATTCTGCGCTTCTTCGCCTCCTTGGATCCCTTCTTGTAGGGATCACCATAGGCTTGTAGCTTCTTTGCCGCCCGGTAGACAGCCCTCCCCAGCTTCGCAGCGTCCGCCACAGCCGCGTGAGAGCCGTAAGCTGACCCCATGGCCTGCCCTGTGCCTTTGCCCGACCCAGGGACCGTGTGTCGGAACGGGATGGCCCTGTAGTAACCACCGTTCCTGGACTGGTGCTTCCCCCGCTCACCCAGGGGGACCACCGGAACTTCCGGTCCCAGGAGGGTCTTGCGCATGTCCAGTGGGGAAGATCCATCTTCCAGAATATGGGGAACCTCCCCAACCAGCTCCAGAACCGACACGTTGGGCAGGTACTTCACCGGCTGAATTCCGTTCATGTAATCCTGCCTGAAGGAAGAATCACTTTTGGACACCAACTTGATCCAATGCGCCTGCGCAGAATCGGCCACATTCCGAAGCACCTGGGTCACCGACTTCGCTTCCAGAATTGAAGCCATTTCTTCCGGAAACTCTATATTGCCAATCTGCAACATTAGGTAACCAGAAATTCATAGCGAAGCATCGCCTGGGAGGGGAGCCCCGCTGGGTCTCCCGTTGGCGTTCGCGGGTTGGCGACTTTGTAAGCCACTTGCGCAGTTCGGAATGAATGCGGATGGTCCATCACCAACCACCTGGGATGACAGAAATAGTGGGCAGACAGCCGCTTCTCCGCAGCGGGAGCCTTACCCGGGTACCACTTGATCCGCCCTTTTTCCAGAAAATAGTCCGTGTCCCGCTTGTAGACGGTATCCACCGAACGCAGAAGACTCACGTAGGATGTCGGATACCGCAGATCCAGGGTCTCCGAACCATCCGCCTCTTTTATCTCCGCATACACGATATTGGAATCCAGGGAAGTGATCCTGTCGTAATAGCCCAGCTTGTTTCCGTATCGAACCGTCAACCTGGTATCCCCCGACTCCCAGTTTCCCAGTGCGTCAACCGGATCCGTGCTCTTAGACAAATCGCGCATGTACCCCCGAATAACGGAACCACCCGAATCCTGGATGAGCCGATTCTGCAAATCATCCATATTGTAGGATTCCAGATTTTGCGGAGTATCCGGGCCAAAATAGATCCACCCGCTCCCCTTGCACAGCTCGCAATTCGGGTTCACTTGCTCTGTTTGATCAGTCACCGGTTCGCAAGGACACCGGGCCGCCCGTTCCCACAAAAGGAGATACCCCTGGGTCTCCAGAAGTAGATCAAATTTGCCCGGCTTATGGTCCACCCTTTGACCAGCTTGTTTGGACCCCGCAGGCATCCCCAAAATGGGGACATCGGGCATTATAATGGTGCCATTCCCCATCGCCTAACCTACCGCCATAATATTGCCTTTGTAGTACCTTCTGAGGGTCGGAATGACTTCCTTAATCTCTTTTTGGTACTGTAGCAATCTTGCGCCATATCCAGCGTTCGTGGCCGAAGAAGTTGTGTTAAATGTGGTACTTAGCCCATCTGCCGAAATTGTCTGACTGGCTATACCAGCCCCTCCAAGGAGGTCTCCCGCGATGTTCAATGGACCGAAGCTGGCAACCTTCCCAATAAGGTCTTTTATGACCTCAGGCACCTCCCCAGACTCGAACCCAGCCGTGTACTTTATACGGAAGACATCGGGCACCAATCTGCCCCGCGCACGAAAGAGAGAATGCCACCCTCCCATGCCCCCCATAAGTATGGTCCCAGCACCCC